AAAAGGGGCCATTTTATCGGACATAGCGGCGAACAACATTTAAGGGAATGTCCCTATTGCAAAGAAAAAGTGCAACAAAAAAGAAAGCCGGCGGGGCGCGCTTTCGACACTGCCCCGGACGGTGCTGCCGCCAACATAACCCGCGCCGCCGCTACGGACGCCGCGGGCATAACCCTACCGGCGGAATCGTCATACGCGTCCCAGGCCTCAATGAGATTATCGTCTACCGTGGGGACGATACCGCCGGTCCACCTAGTGTTAGGCATATTGTTTTCTCCTAAAAATATTGTTACACAATCTTCAGTAGGTGAGCCAGCTAACCGTCATCTCGCCCCAATCCATAATTGTACCCTCATCAATATTCTGATACGTATAAAGCGCGACCCTGTCCCCGACGTTCAGACGCCTAACACCGGTCACCTGCAACGCGGTCCACAAGCCATGGTTCAGTGCGGCATACATGTAAACGCCACGCTCAACATCATTGGGGCGAGCAACTCTTGTGCCACCAACATACCCAGCCCATGACGACCTGTACCATGTTGTACCGTCTAGACGGTAAAGGCCACTCTGCGGGATAATAATTTCGATACCGTCTACTTGCATTCCGCCACGAACAATCTTCTCCTGCGAACCGACCGGAACCTCCGTCCATTTATCTTTCACAGTCCACAAATTAGCGTTGTTTGTCGCCATGTGGGCGAAAGGCGGCTCCGTAAAAGTGCGCCAAGACGAGGAATGAGGCGCAGGCGATCCGGGCGGGTCGTAGGACACGCCATTCGTATCCATGATAAGCTCGCCGCCCTGACGGTCGGTGATCTGTATTTTCGCCACGCCCTCGTCGTCACGGAAAATATGCAAACCAGAAGAACGGCTCATTTTCCATGACACGTACATGGAATAAATGATTCCGAGCTGCATTCCCGGCGTGAAAACATCGTTCGTGCGGGCACTAATGTAGAAAGGCGTGTCCGTGTCTTGGATCCACGTGCCGTCGGGGAGCGTGAAATCGAATCTTATTTTCTGCCCGGCCGTCGCCTGCTCGTCAACAGCGATGATCCTATTCTTGCCAATGTTGATTGTGAGAATCGCGCGGCCGTTCCACGACGGGGTGAAAAGAATATACCCCTCGACCTTGCCGACGCCCTCACCGGCAATACCGTATGTTTTTGGTTTCGCAACAGCAATATCGTAGATTGCCATCTGCGCGCCATCGTTGCGATTAGGGCGATCCCGGTCCGTCAGAACGAATCGCGTGCCGCCCTCGAGTTCCTCGACGGTTGCGATTTTGGGGGACCAGATAGACTCCCAGAATCCGTATTCGCTGCCGAGTCCGAATCGGATATTCTTCTCGCCCGACGTCGGCTCAGTATCGACAAGCGAAAGTTCACCACCGATAAGCCTGTTACCAATGAGATCGCCGGTGACCTTGGCTGCGTTGAATGTGGCGTTTCCGGCGGTCAGCATTTCCGTAGTGACGGACGCGAACGCCGCGATTTTCGCCCAGAGTTCCCCGGACGCGTAAATGTTCCGGGCGGACACAGACCCATCGGCCAGCGAGACGTTTCCTACGGACGATGGGACGAGGATGCTGCCGGCGACCATTGTTCTGGTCACCCACTGTGTACCGTCCCAAATACGCACGTCGGTAATATGGCCCGCATTATCGGTGACATACCAAATCAATCCTAGGACGGGATTCTCGGGTGCGGTCTGGGACACTACGGGCGGCCGGTTAGCTTCCGCAATCTGAACAGCTTTTTCAGCATCCTTTGCCGCCTTATTCGCAGCACCTTCAGCCTTGTTGGCGCGATCGCGAATGGCGTCGGCTTCCTTGAAAGCACGTTCAGCGTCTTTTGCTGCCTGGCTGAGCATTTTGCCCGCATGTCCAAGGTTCTCAACCTTCGCACCGGAAGGCGGCTCAGCGATAGGGTCACTGATCTTGACTACACGCCCGGACGAGTCAATGATGACGAGTACGCGGGCACCGATCCATGTGGCAATACCATCGGATTCGCCAACAGCGTGGGAGGTCGGATTGCTGTAGGGGATTCCTACCTCTACCCAGCCGGACGGGAGTGTACTGTCGGTGGCGGACGTGCCGGTGATTTTCCCGTATGTCCATGATACTGAGGATTGCTGAACAATAACATTGTTATTGTTGCGTCCGCCGCCGTTTCTCGGCGCCGTGTCAAGCAATAGTGACGGTCTGACCATGATGCCCCGTTTATTCTCCCAGTACCTCTATGTCTACCCTCATTGTAGCGGACGGATCAGACAATGGAAGACTATAGGCCGTGACACGGCCAGCAATATGCTCACCCTGCTCAGTAATCGCACCGACAATATCCCCGACCTCGATGCGGGCGTCCGGGATAATTGTCAAAGAGCGAGCGGAGCGGGCAGAGATGTCCTGAATCATGTACGTGTCTGCGGCCTCGGATACCTCTCTCGCCGAGCTTGCGGCGCTGAATTCTTTATGCGACGTAACCCAACCATAACCGCTTGGTTCGTATGGTGAGTCAGTGATTTCTCGTTCTGCGGTCCATCGCTCCTCTTGCTCACCCTGAGCCCGCTGTTGCTTGCTGCCAGTAACATACCAACGGTTCGGGCGGCGGCCGCCTGACCTCGGGGCGCGCGGAGCTTCCAAAAGGAAACCTGACTCGTACGTGTAAATCTCGTCAGGCGCCGTCTTGTCGCGGAGTTTGAAAATGTGCAGCATCCCATCGGCGCCGCTACGAATACCACAGCCCCGGGACTCGACGAGTTTATAGATTGATTCAATTCGTGAGTTTCCCCACTGTGTGGTGCGCGGGATGGGCGCATCCCAGACGTCGTCCTCCAATTTTACTCGCACATATTCCGCAAGCTCGTTGGCCTCAGAGAGTAGGGTGGCGCCAGCGGCGGGGGAGGACGGCCACGGACGAGGGTTATCGGCAAGAATCTGCGTCAAATCCTTACAGGAAACGTTCACTTTTTCCTTCGATACAGACCATTCCACGTTGACGAACTCACCGAGCGGAATTTCCCAATAATCGCCGCGCCGATTCTCATAAAGCGCAGTCACCATGGAACGCTGCCCGAAATTATTGAGCGCATCCAACGGCCATTCCGGAACCCAAGACATTGGGCAAGAATAAGACAAGGCGCCCGGAACCTGGCGGTTCGTCGAGGACCATTCGACTTTCACTTCGGAGGCGGGGATTCCAGTTTTGAGAACTTCACCACCGCGGATGATGTCGATTCTTGCGCCGATGCTGAGGCCGTCTGAAAGTGCGGCCAGAGTGGGGCCGTTTCTCATGGCATACCCGCAATCATTTTGCAAATCTCAATATACGTGCGCGACTTCCAGACCTTGTCGACTTCACGCCATTCACCCCAAGTGACACAAGGTGCCGCCCCCCAGCCCGCGTGAGGGCCGACAAGCATCGGTGAGTCTTCGGGGAGCTCATGCCATTTCACGTTCCACCGAATAACCCCTCCCCCCGTGTTTCGGGCACTGTCGTCTTTGTCTACGGTGATGAGTCGGGATGGGAGAACGTCGGCGGGGGCGCCGGGCGTAAGAATAAGAGGCTCACGCTTCTGCAAGATCTCCCAAACATTATTAACGTGTGATGGGTCGTCTAGGACGAATTGTCCGCCTCCGGTGCGAGCTACTTCTAGCATCGGCCACCTGGCAATGAGTGAGTTATATCTCGAAATTGGGGAAGACCATTCTCTTTTATCCTGGGCCTCCTCCCAGATGAGTCCGGGCACGGTGCGCCCGTTGAGGCCGCTCACCATGCCGCGCCACCACTCCACCTCGGGGCGAGTCAATGTGACCGAGGAATCCCCCTGAGTGTATTTGATCGTGGTGCCCGGCACAGCATAGGCGTCTGAGAGGATCATTGTCACCGGCTCAGTGAGCTTGGGGCCCTCGAGCTCGCGAATCATTTTCGCCCTGCCGGTGAGCGGCCGTTTGTCGCGAGCCATCCCAGGCACCGCGAAGAGACGATCCCCCGCATAGACGGGCTCTTTGCCTGTGGCCATTATTGACGGCAGCCCAGTGTGTGTAGCAATCCATCCCGTAATCGGCATTATTATATGCTTTCCGTCACAATGGTTTATCGGTTCATCCGGTCATAGTCTACTATGGCTGATGTCGCTTCTACTTGCATGCGGCCGACAAGATCGTTGTCCACGTCTCGAATTTCGAGCACGTCGGGGCCGAGTGCACGGTTCTCCAGAAGGGTGATCAGCTTGTCCATTTTCTCCCACTGGGCTGATGTGAAAACGGGCTCCGGGCGGCCAGTTTTGTTTTCGATTGTTGAGAGGCCGGGCTGCAGGAATCCACCGTCATCGTAGCGAAGATTCCCCGCAGACGGGCCGCCATAGATCGGAACCTCACGCACCGGGATACCGAAAGTCGGCGCCTCAACCATCATTCCATTACCGGAGGCGATAGCAACGTGGTGAGCCGGGTAACCCCAGAAAAGAAGCGTTCCAGGAACCATGGGATTACCGGGGGATGACATTGCCTGATATCCGGCCGCCGTGAGACGCGGCACATGAATACCCATCGCATTGAGCGCCCAATAAACAAGACCAGAACAGTCGAGCCCGCCCCCCGGGGAAACGCCGCCCCAAACATACGGTGTACCAATAGCACGGCGCGCCGTATTCACGAGGTCGCCAGCAGCAGCACCAATAGCACCAATTCCGCCACCGAACCCACTCACCACAGGCATGTGATCTTTAATCCAATCACCGAGCGCATCAATGGTTTTATCAACGCCCGCCTTTCCGGCGTCGAAGAACGGTTTCGCCCCGTCACCGCCCCACGAATCAAGAAGCTTATGAACCGGAGCCTTGATAACAGTCTCAACAGCTCCGATCGGGTCGGAGAAGATCGAGGATACCGCGTCGGCCGCGCCGGTGATCCAATTAAGCGCGGCGGACGCACCCTTTTCTACCGTCGATTTGACAGGATCCCAAATACCGCCCGGAGCGAATGCAGCATACCCCGCATCGCCGCCAGGAATACGATCCCCGTGCGCGGCAGCACGATTCATCGCATTCACCATTGCAGGGCCGCCGACGGCCTTAACCCATTCGGGTCGCATGATCGCTTCTCCACCGGAAAGCGCGAGCCGACCACCACCATCGGGCGATACGAAATGATAAATGTCGCGGCCCGGAGAGGATCCGGGCAGAACACCACCTGACGCGTACCCGCCAATCGTGGGAGCCTCAGGAAGACGAAGATCGAGAGAGAGCTTCTCCATCATCCCGTTAACAAGTTTCCGCAACCCATTGTTGTAGACGGTGCCGATAACGAAATTAACGGGCTTGGCGGCAGCTTCCTTGATCTTGTCCCACGCCGTCCTAACACCATCTTTCATCGTGTTAGCGGCTGCCACGACCCTGTCCCAGGCGCTTGTAATTGCGGGAACGAGCGTGTTGGCAATCCAATCTTTAACGATCTGGATTTCGCCTTTCAGGATGTTCCATGCGGAGACGACCATGTTTTTCAGCCAGCTGGTCCACGAAACAACAGTGTTCCAGGCGGCGCTGATCGTGGTGGCTGCGCCTTGAATTACGGCGACTCCCATGGTGACCGCGGCAATGATGGACGCGAATACGAACGCGATGATTCCGCCCAGAATTTTCGCGCCCGTAGAGATTATTTCCCAGGCCACACTAATAACGGGTGCAGCGTAGGTTTGAATCCAATTCACCACGGGCTGCATGACGGCCCAAATGCCATTCCATGTCGCCGATAGGGAGCCCCACATAATGGACGCGGTGTCTTTAATTGCGTTGAATGCTCCGACCACCCACGGCCATGCAATATTGTAGATCCAATCGACCACAGGTTGAATGGTGGCCCAAATGCCGTTCCACGCCGCCGATATGGTGCCCCAAAGAGCGGAGGCGGTGTCTTTGATTGTGTTAAATGTGTCGACGACCCAGGGCCACGCCGTGTAGTAGATCCATTCAACCACTGGTTGCATGGCAGCTTGAATGGAGGCCCATGCGGCTTGAACAGTGCCCCAAAGATTGGACGCCGCGTCTTTGATCGTATTGAATGTATCTACAACCCACGGCCACGCGGTATAGTAGATCCATTCAACTACGGGCTGCATAGCCGCTTGAATTGCGGCCCATGCGGCCTGAATATCGCCCCACATGTTAGTGGCAGTGTCTTTAATCGCATTGAACGCGCCGACGACCCAGGGCCAGACTGTGTTGTAAATCCAGTCCGCGACGGGCTGAATAGCGGTTTGAATCGCGGTCCATGCGATCTGAATATCGGCCCACATCATGGAAGCGGTGTCTTTAATAGCGTTGAATGCGCCGACCACCATGGGCCAGATATCGTTGTAAATCTGTGTGGCGACGGGCATGATTGCCGCCCAAATGGCGTCCCACGCCCACTGAATCGTGGACCAGAGCGCGCTCACGCCCCAGCTGATAGCATCCCATGCTGTGGTGAGGTACAGGGCGGCGACGTTGACAATCCAATCGACGACGGGCCGGATTATGTCGCTGATCCCTTGCCATGCGGCGACCATCCCGTTCCAGACGATCATTGCGCCCGCAGAAATGCCGTCCCAAGCGGCCTGAAGGTTAGGCCACGCAGTATTCACAATCCAATCGACGACGGCCTGAATGACAGGCTGCATTCCCTGCCAGACACTGACAATGCCGTCCCATACCCATTGGGCGCCGGCAACGATCCCGTCCCATGCCGCCTGGAGTGCGGGCCATGCGGTGCCGACGATCCAGTCAATGACCGCCTGAATAATTGGTTGCATTCCTTGCCAGACGGATACCATGACGCCCCACATCCACTGGGCGCCTGCCACAATTCCGTCCCAAGCAACCTGCATGAGAGGCAGCCCGGTCGGCACACCCCGACCGCCCCCGCCCCCGGCTGCCGTTTTGATTGCTTCCCAACATGAAATGACGACGTTCCGGAATGTTTCGGAATTCTGCCATGCCACAATGATTGCCGCGACCAATGCCGCGATAGCGATCACGACAAGGCCGATTGGGTTGGCGTCCATTGCGGCGTTGAATGCCCACTGCGCCGCTGTCGAGGCGATTGTTGCCGTCTTGTGGAGGACCATCATTGCCGTGGCCCTACCCCAAGCAACCGCCTGCATCGTGATCTGCGTCGTCGCGCGTGCGATATTCGACAGGAATTCGCCGGCGTACATGAGGTTGAGCTGCGCAGTCTCGACCACGTCTTTGACTTTCGCCACGGTCATCGCGTTAATGGCCGTGGTGACGCGCCCGGCAACCCCGGCTACGCCTTCCATGTCGTTCAGCCATTGCTGCATTGAGGACATGACCATGACGGCTTTCCATGCCGTAAACGCGGCCGCGATGCTGTACACCGCAACTTTGCTGTTGAGAATAGCGACGGTGAGATTCTCCATGAATTGAACGAGGCTGCTGTTCGCGATGGTGCTGAGAGCGGTAGCAATGCCGGGGACGAGCGTCCCGACAATGAATTTGCCGAGCTCTACGAAACTGTTGCGCACGTTGGTGATGTAGGAGATGATTCCGGAGTCTTTGTCGAATCCGAAAATCGTTCCCGTGAAATCACCGGACATGAGCAGATCTTTAAGATTCTTCAACGACGGGACGAGTGTTTTGTTGATCCATTCCCCGGCGGCGGCGGCAGCGTCACGCATGCGGAAGAGGAAATCAACGAAACTCGAGTCTTCCTCGAATGAGAAGATCGGGCCCGTGAAATCACCCTTGCGGATAACGTTGAAAGCATTCGTAATACTAGGGATGAACGAATTGCTCACCCAGTTGAATACTTTCTCGAACCCCTTGCTCATGGCGTCAAGAGATGCGGTGATCCAGGGGAGTGCTTTTTCGGCGATTTCCTGCGCCCCGGTCACAAGGGTTGCTTTGAAATTCCCCCAAGCGCCTTCCAGGGTTTTGGTGGATGTGGCGGCCTCAATGGCCACATCCTCCATACCGAGGTCGAGGATTGCTTGGTTGAATTCCTCGGCGGTGATCTCGCCTTTTTCCATGGCTTCCCGGAAATTGCCGGTGTAGGCGCCATTCTTTTTCATGGCTTCCTGCAATTTACCGGACGCGCCCGGAATCGCGTCAGAGAGCTGGTTCCAGTTCTCGGTGGTGAGTTTTCCGGCGCCCGCGGTCTGCGTCATGACAAGGCCGACCGTTTTGAACGTCTGCGCGTTTCCGCCAGCAACAGCGTTCAGGTTACCGGCGGCCTCGGCGAGCTTATCGTAGCCCTTTACCCCGTTGGATGCGAGCTGCGCGGTAATGGACTGAATATCGTCGAGCTCATAAATTGTGCGATCCGCGTAGGAGCGCGTGCTTTTTGTAAGCGCGTTGATTTCATCCGCACTTTTACCGGCGAATGCAAGCGTTTGTTTGAATTTGATTGTGGCGTCGGCCGCATTGAATGCTTCTTTCGCGACGCCGCCGAACGCGACCGCAATGCCGCCGATGGCGAGTCCTCCGAGCGCAGCGCCGGCGACTTTCGCTACCGATTTGAACGCACCACCAAGCCCGGACGTGATCTTTCTCTCGGCCGGCCCAGTGTCGACATTACCGATTTCGCTATTGATACTTCGGGCGAGGCCTCGCACGGACGGGCTGATCTGAATCCACGCGGTCCCGAGATCATATCCGGCCATTGATACCTCTCCGAAATCATGTACAGCGAAAATGGTTCACGCCAAACAAACAATTTTTCGCGTTCGTCTTGGCGTGAACCATTTTACACTATCCGATAGAAACACGGGTTCAGCTGCCATATCGGGCAAGCCATTTCTCACCCTTGGCTTTCTGTGCCTTGGCGTGTTTGCTTGACACTCTGGGGTTACCGGTTTCCCGGTACCCTTCAGCGGGCGGTTTCGGCGCTTCAGGCCACTTGTCCTTTTTGACGCCATTGACGGCGAGTAGCGTGGTCTGGATATTGTATGCTGACATTATTGTGGCGGCGACTTCGTCGGACCAGTATCTGTCTCCGCCGCGCGCCCTATCGAATGCCGACCCTGGCGGAAGCCCGCCGATGAGCGCCATTACCCGCCGCGGGGTTATTCTGCCTCGATATAGATCTAGAAGATCGGTGTTGTAGTATCGTTGCAGGTCGGCTTCTATCTCCCACCCATACTCGCGGAGTAGAGGTGAGAGAATCGTCAGTTTCCCGCGCCCACCTCGGACACGATTGACTGCATGAAGTCGGTCACCGCGTCGATCGGAACACGACCGTTCTCGTCCTCCAGAGCAGAGTAGACCTCGTCCTTGTGGTCGCCTACGATGAGGCGGAAAAGCGGGAACGGGTTACCGGCGTCGAGGGCCTCGAACGCACGGAAGTCCTCCAACGCCTCCGGAGGAATATCGAATTCGATTCCCTCGTAGTCCACGTGGATGGGGTCGCGCGTGGCTTCCGCCTTGGCGAGCCTGTCAGCCGGCGCCTTAGCCCCGGCGGCCTTTGCCTTGCTCTTCGTGTCCTTGTCAGACATAATGGGTTGTCCTCAAAACTGTTTTACAAAGTGGGTGGGTTGTGTTTTGTTTTGGATCTTCCCCCCCCCCTCCCCCCCCCCCCCCCCCCCCCCCCGCAACGGCGGGGGGGGGGAGGAGCGGGGGGGGGGG